TGGAATTGTTTTTTTATCCATATTTTCCAATTTATACATCCTTTCAAATAGGCTATAGCAAGTAATTTCAGAAGATATGACCAATATGTAATTCTTTTTATCATCAAATCATAAATTCTGAAATTACCTATATTAGCTGTTTACGAGTTCCATAAGTAAATGAAAAAACAATTTTGTTTTGCATTTATTATTGTGTATTTATATTTTTTAAAATATGGGATATGACATCAACTGTCCACCCATTTCCTATTGCTGTATATCTTCTGCTATCTGCCACACAATCCGTATAATAATCTGGCAATGTCTGCAGTCGTTCATATTCAAGAGGCGTTAATCTTCTTACCCTGTTATCCTGATATACTTTCTTTGCTAGATTTCCACCATTTCCATCACAAAGTAATGTATTACATTTATGATTCAATCCATATACTTCCTTCGCCTGTCTGTGACTATTTAAGTGAATGGTAGCCTTTACTTTTACATCACCGTCATGAACAGTTATTGGATATTTTGTATACCAATATTTATCTGCTACTTCATTTGCCGGAATAACAATATCTTTCAGTACAATTCCTCTATCTTCTGGCTGTTCTATGTTCGGTATATTCGTCCAGTACAACCGCTTTCGTTCTGCTGCACATACAAGAGCTGAGTTAATCATTATTGGTTCTACACCTAATTCTTCTGATATTACATCTGCCCATTTCTTTTCCATACTTGCAACGTTTTCAAGCAGAAAATATTTAGGCTTTACTTCTTTTAAAGCCTTGACATAGTAATAGAATAGACCACTTTTCTCTCCGTCAAGTCCTTTTACCTCTCCACGATCATATTTGTAATTTGATAAATCCTGGCAAGGACTCCCACCAATCAACAAATCAAAACCTTCGTATTGGCTAAAATCTGCTGTTCGTACATCTCCACATTGTTCAATCTGTGGATAGTTCTTTTGGCTTATCTTGATTGCATTTTTCTCAATTTCATATGCCACATATCTCTTTACTGGAATACCAGCTCTTTTTAAAGCTAACATTCCACAACTAATACCATCAAAAAGACTCAATACAGATAATCCTTTTTGAAGTAAATTTTTATCTTAATCTCTATGATTGGCTTATATTGCTCATTTCAAAAACATGCAATTAAAAGAATTGCTTAATTATTTTATGTAAAGAATAAACGGAGGTAGTAAAACCAATGGATTTAGACAAACAAAATAAAAATTTACTTTTATCTTTATCCCCATGTGTCTGCCATTGCTTTTGCTACACCTGAGAATGTTTTGCTTCTTGCTTTAGCAGTTCTTGGATCGTGAAATGGAATTGCTTTTCCATTTTCATCAAAATGTGTTAGCTGCATTTTCTAACTCCTTTCAAATGTGATTTTCTGTAAATTCACTACACATTTTACAAAAATCACTTTTTTTCAAGAATGCCTCGGCATTTTTTCTATGTCATGTATTCCATGATAACACATTTTCTCCGAACTCTGTTCATAAATATTATAGAAAGGCACTGAAAGGATTCTTTGTATGTCTCTTTATAAAAAACGGCACTTTCTGTTGGTTGGTTTTATGTCCGGTCTGCTGATTTTTGCGCTGCTTCTAAGTGCGATTGTTGGTGGAACTTCAGCTTTGGATATGAATTCCCGCTTCGACCGATACG